AAGTACAATATCTTAATAATTACAAGTACAATATCTTAATTGCCTGTTACATCTCGTGCAGCAGCCAGTTTTACCCCTGTTTCCTCGCGTTACCCGTGAGATATTTATCCCGCCTTTGGTTGCGTTACTCGTTGTGTTTTCAACCAGCCATAAAGGGTAATCGGTTGAATTATCATTGAGAAATTTTACAAAGTCATTTTTGTAAGCCGTTGCCGCTGCAATGGCAGCAGTTACCAGCCGGGCAATTCTTTTTTCTTCCGAGGGCTTTGAAAATTCATTTTCCTTTTGAACAATTCCAAAGCTGGTGACGTTGGTGTCCTGATTGTTTAGGAACCTTGCATAGCTCCAATATATCATTGCTTTTTTCACCCCGGCAAAAGAAATATTTTGATTCAATCCTGTGTCCAAATAAGTTTTCCCTTCAAATAATTCTGAATAGATTTCTACCTGTGGACTTGCTGCCAATCCCTCTACAAAAGCAAAATGCAAAGCCCGTCCCAACACTGATTTTAAATCAAATTCCTGCGCCTCGGCAATGTACCTCGTTACCTTTTCCTCCTCTATGTTTACTGACATATCGGGGATGGCTGCCTGAATATCGGTTATGGTTATTATGTTAGCCATTTATCGGAGGCGTTGTCGTTGGCGTTAATACTCCCCATTCCAAAGGAGCAATTTCAAAATTATTATAAATATTCCCTTCAAAATTCTCCATGATTTTTGAAAATAACTCTTCAATCAATATCTGCTCAGGCTGAATAATAGCATTATAATATTCATACGCAAGTTTTATCTGGTCATTAGAAAAAGTAATGCCGTTGCCCCTGGAAATAACTCCGGTGGTTGTCCAAAGGATTCAATGATGCTATCCTTTGTATTCCTATTGGTAACAGTAATTACCCTGTCATTCAACTGGCTTTTAACTTCAATTAATTCCGGTTTTTCCTCTTCTGTTTCAACTTCAATAACCATCATTGAACCCGCAACATCGCTGCCTTGAAATTCTGAAATTCTTGAATTAAACTCTTCGCGGTCTGTATCATTCTCAAATTTTCCTTTGTGAACAAAAATATGCGAAGCGGAAAAGCCCGTCCTGACATTGGAATTTCTGTGAATCTTAATTTCTGCATCGGTATCAATATCTTCCAATACCGGATCATAGATAGGAATAGGATAGGAATGTTCGCCCTCATTGGAAAACCAAAATACTTGACCATTCCACGCCTCAATATTTCCAGCAGCTTCAATTTGCTTTTGTATTTCAATCGGATCGGAGGTGTACCTGTCAATCCATTTTATTTTTTCCTTTTTTATCCGAGTGCAAAATTCTTTAGCCCAGTCATCATAGACAGCAATTTTATTTTTAAACTCCGGCTTCTCGGGATCAGGAAGCCGGGTATGTTCAAATGGAATTATGGTAATCTCTGAAATTTTCAGATTCAGGTTATAATTAAAATGCGCTGCAAAACCGCCATATTTGCAAAAGTCATTATCAACTTTGCGAAGTATTTTATCAGCCGTTTCTTTTTTGCGGTTTAAAATAGTATCGAAAAATTGCAGGTCTTTAAACCCTTTACCTGATAAGAATTTAGAATATAAACGCACACAATTACGAGCAGTACCCGAACCACCTATCAGCCGCATCATGCGCTGCGGGTAGGCGTTATCAACATCATAACTGAGAATACCCTCCGACTTGGAGGGCTTCACAGATAAGCGTTTCTGGATCTCATTAATTGTGACCTTCACTTTCTTACAGCAATCCTAAAATATAATCCAAAAGTTTGGTTTTGCTTTTGTGTTTTGCCCATTCGGGATAACTTGCCACCCTCTCTTTTGCGTACTCTTTTAATTCAGAGTTCGACATTTCTTTCAGGCTTTCGGTAATCGCTTCACGTACTTTCAATTTTTCCTCTCCATCATTAACCGTTGCCACCGTTGGAGGTTGTGCCGGTGCTGATTTTGGCTGCAATGGTGCGATACCTGCGGGTTTCTTTACCGGAGCTAGCATACTCATCCAGTCGGGAGGAAACGTAGCGAAATACTTAATGTACCCTTTGTTCCTTCGCAAAAGAGTTAATGCGATTTCATCCGTGAGATTAGAGTTGGTTACGTGAGCGCACATATCCGGAACCCAGATAACAGTGTTTTCTCTGAATAAAAATTTCCTTGCTTCCATAGTTTGTAGTTTTGATTGGTTTAAAGTTAAAAATTGACTATATGTATGTTTGATAGCTGAATTACACGTGCTGCAAAGATTAGTCTGAAAAAGATTTTTGTAAATGGTGATATATAGGCTCTTTTTTCCTTTGTCCTTTAAAATATTTTCAATCCCTAACTCCTGAAGCTCTTTTATTTTGTCCCACATAACAAAAATAGCCCGTTGACCGGGCTACCATTTATTTTCTTTACATTTTGATTCCGGGCTTCTTAACAATGAACTTAACGGGCAGTCGCACAGTGAACATTGGTATCCTTGAATCTCTTTTAAGTTATCACCAACCATTAAAACCAGCAACCCGTTTTTCTCTGCATGTGGACATTTGGCGCATTCGTTTGATCTTAATTTCGCTGTCCTTTCTGCTATCGGGTTTTCAATTATGTAATTTTTCCACCCCTGTATTATTTCTGATAGCTTAGACAAGCCCATCTACTATTGCCTTTGTTGCTGCAAATGAAGTGATGTAGAATGTTGCCGGAACATGAGGCTCAAGAGCTTTTGGTGAAGATTTCAATTCCAGATCATAGGCTCCCTGAGTAGCATCGTCAGCGACATTGCGCGAGTGTGCTGTCAGAATTAAACCTGAATCTAAACCGTAAATCTCATAGGCAGAATTACCGGAGGCTCCCCTGTGGTTATTCAACACAATGCCAACTACCCGGCCAGCGGACAACTCTTCCAGTTGCTTTTTTGTGGCTCCATCATTTTTGAACACCTTGAATTTAATCGTGTGTTCGTAAACCTCTGCAAAATCTTTTCTCACTAAAACGTGTGAAGGTTCGTTACTGTTGTTTTTCCCCGTATAGGAATAAGCAGAAGTACCGGAAGCAAGCAACATATCTTCAATTATTAGCGGGTTGCCTACATTCTTAGTAACAGAATCAATATCCGCTTTATTTACAAGAATTAATATATCGTCAGCCCCGGCAACCATTGGATTGTCGCAGTCCGGTTCAATGCTGGCAGAGATACTTCCGCAAATTACTGAGAGCGGAAACATTCTCGGTATGGTAAATAAATTCAAAACAAAGGTGAGTATTCGGGATATTGTTTTCATTGTAGTTTTTTTATAGTTGTTAAACTTTAAATGGTGCTTATGGCAGGCCGCTTAATATGCAGCCTGAACCATAATATCCTGAATGATTTTCGTGTCCCAAACAGAACCAAAATCAATGTAATTCTTTTTGTCCTTTTCAACATAAAACATTCTGAAATCAGATAAAGAACCTTCATCCTCGCAACCGATAACCATATTCTCTTTATTAATCATCAACGCTCTGTGCGGCAGATAAAGAGTAGTTCCGTTATCAAAGCTGTTAAGGATTATTTCATCCCAGAAAGGAATAGCAAGAATAGTAACCCCACCTCTTTTTAATGAGGTAATTCCATTCTGAATTATCTCCCACGATGGAGCTATGCCGCTGGCTGATTCCAATTCAGTTGTGTACTGATCTGCCATTGACTGAGTGCAAAGAATTATTCTGTCTGCTTTCGCTCTTGCTTTGGCGTGTGATTTAGTGATTAGATTTTTGAAATATCCGGTAACAACTCTATTTGTTGTGTCGGTAGAATCAAATGCTTGCAGTGCGTAAGTGCCTCCGGTATTCTTTGTAATAGTTACCCTACGTGCAGGAGTGGCAGTCACAATAGCGAATACTTGTTTCCATACTCCGTTATGGCAATTAAACAATTCTTTATCTGTGCCAGAAGTAAGTAGTCCAGCAGGTGAACCATCAACTGTTTCAGCATCGGTATCGCCAAAGAAAGCAATATTGTACATTGATTCCAACATGGCATCACGTACTTGTTCAAGCATCATGTCTGCATAGGATGAATTTGTTAAATCTGCTCTGTCAAGTCCATTTTTGGTAAGCCATGTTTTGAAATTTGCAAGAGCAACATCGTCAACACAAATTCCAATGCGATCACCCCAAGAGCAAGGAGCCCAAGTTTTTTCTGTGGTAGGAATTTCAACAGAGGTTTCAGTCGTATCACAGGCAGCCTTACTTCTACCTAAGCCACCCATCCGGCCAACAATGCCGATTTTCTTCCCACCTTTTATTCCGGGTATAAAAGTGAAAAACGTGTTCAGCGGAGATTTTACAAATACATCTTCATAAATCAATTCTTTAAAATCGGCAATCTCTTTACCGTTGTAAGCAAATTCAGGAGAAAATGCGCCTGATGCAATTGCAAGACCTATTCCGGTACCACCCAACAGATGGGCATCTGGAATAAGAAAAGAAACGGCAAATAATATTAATCCTAAAAAGGATATTGCTCTGGTAATTACATTAAGTGCTTTCATTGTAATTGGGATTAATTGTTTTTGCTTTGGATTAACTTTTTTTTGAAATTGATTTATTATTTTTTGTTTCTTTCGTTTCTACTCGCACGAATTTCGGCTGCCGTATCGGTAATTTTTTCGCCAGTACTCCGGTTAAGGATTGTTTTTCTGTCTTCAACTTTAAAGGTGCTTCCGGTGAGTTTGGCGAATTTTTTTATTTCTTCCGTAGTGTCCTCCTGGATTTTCTTCATGGCGGCAATAGTAACTTTAAGCTCAGCATTTTCAGCTTTGAGCGTGATAATTTCGGCAGGAGAAAGTAAATTCGCAGCGTGATCTTTGGCTTCAATTACTTTTCCGGTTGCATCGGTTTTCAATACTTTCCCATCTGCCAACTTCACTTCTTTGTCTTTCAACAATTCTCCTTTTTCGTCAAAAAGAAAATCATTCATGGTTGCAGTTTCACACTGCTTTGCAAGTTTCGCCTCTGTGCTTTCTTCTTTCTTTGGTGTTACCTCGGAAATTTTACCCTCTGCATCGGTTTTAACAACAGTTCCATTTTCCATTTCCATTGTCATACTTACACAGGGCTTGCCATCCATAGTGCAGTCAGAGCCGACTGTCATGGCTTCCATCGTTACGGTTTTTCCGTCTTTTGTTTTCATATCCATATTTTTGATTGTGCTTTTTGCAAGCATATTTTTTACGGTTTCAAAAAGTTCTTTTGCCTCTTTGAGAATATTTGTTGCATCCATAGAATTTGGTTTTTGTTTGGTTACTGCTACTATTGTTAGATTATTAACAGGGTTTAAAGTGCCGTCTATAATTTCGGTGACAAATTTTAATTCAAGGGCTTTCTCCGCTGTAATTTCTTTATCTTCTTTCATAATTAAACTCAGTGCAGAATGACCTATTCCGGTTATTTTGGAATAAAATTTTGCAAGTCCAAGTTCAATGGTGTCCAAAGTTTCAGCATATTGTCGCATTGAATCAGCATCGCCCTCCGCGTTGGTGATAAATGGATTGTGAATAAGGAATTTAGAGCCTTTGACGATTTGCCTCTTGTCGCCTGCCAATGCTATGATGGTTGCTATGGAAGCACACATTCCATTGATAACAGTAGTAATAGTTTTGCCGGAGGATTTCAAAGAAGTCAAATAATCATAAATTGCATAACCAACATCAACCAATCCACCGGGAGAATTTATTACAACTTGAATTTCTGTTTCGGCTCCTGAATTTTCTGCCTGTGCAATTACATCAACTAATTCAACTCCGGAAATAATTTTCCCGTCTTTGTCTGTGTAACTTCCAATCGTGCCGTTGATATTTATTACTTTTGCCATAATTTAAAACCAAAAGTATAGGGATTGTAAATTATTCACGAAGCCTAATTACGCTCACACAATGAAAAGTTATGTTTTGGGGACGGGGCCCTCCGTTCTTTATTTCGGAAATAAAATCAGAAAAGAAATAGTTGTTGGTGTTAATTATGTATGGCAATATTACCCTGCTGACATTGTTATTTCGTGCGACAAACCCATGAGGTTACCGGATTGGAAGTTGCAGATAATATGCAATGGCTTGCAACGGCAGTTTATATCTCCATATCAGGAATGGCAAGATATTGTACATAATTTCATTCACAAACCATTTACAGGCTGCGGAAGGGGTAATCTAAAGGACCTGGATGATATAACAGTATTGAGCTATGCAGCCAACGGTGGTTATGCTGCCATCGTGCAGGCATATCATTTAGGAGCGAAAGAAATAATCTGTTACGGAATAGATTTTACAAACCATCCAGCCATTGACGGAAAAATGGCAGAGAAAGAAATTCAAAGGATACTGATGTTAAGGGATGTGCTGAAACAGAGGGGTGTTGAAATGTTTGTTGGGAATAAGGAAACTAAATTATTCCCGGCAATAAAATTATTTAAAGATAATTAATAATATTCCTACCCAAAAAAGAATACTAAAAATAAATATTCCTATCCAAACCAGTTTTTTCACAGTTTCAAAAGGTTTTTAATGATTAGTCCGGTCGCCTGATACGAATGATATTTTTCCAGCCATTGCCGGGTTTCCAGTTTCTTTATTCGCAGTAAATTTTCAGGCGTTTTCAATAATTTTTCTAAGCACAAATATAAATCCCTCTCCGTTATCGGAGTAACGAACGGAGTTGTGCATCCGTAAAATTGTTTATAGATATGTGCCGTTGTGTGATTGGTAACTACTATCTTTCCCAATGCTGCCGCCTCTAATGCTGTCACTCCGAAACAGCCGTATTGCTTACCGTTCAATATCGGCGAAAATAATTCTATGTAAATGTCACAGTTCGACATTCTCTCCATCTGGTCTGAGTGGCATACGTGAGTACCGTCAACAATATAATTGAAATCATATGTTTTTTTCAAACTGTTAACAATTCTATTGATAGTTTTTGTCCCTTTGATTTCTGTGGAACTGGGAAAGTGGGCAATAGTAATTTTGTCGCTCTTAAATTCTGAATACCGAAATTTATTTTCGTTGATTGGAGAGGTGAAATAATATTCATTTTTCATTCCCGTCCTGATAAATTCTGTCTGATCAGTAAAGGCCCTAATGATGGATGGATTAAAGGCAGCGTTTATTTTTTCGGGATCTCTGCGGTATGTCGTGCCGGTATGGTAAACGTAAACTTTCTTTTTGTTCAGCTTTTTGCAAAGTCGTAACAGCCATATATTAGAGTGCATTATTTGAACAATGTCAGCGTGTTTAATCACTTCCTCCATCTCAAATTGATTCTCTAAAATTTCACTTTCGCCCTCATAGCCGAAATGGTGTGGGATCATTTTATAGGAGGTGGCATTAAGTCCAACGTTGCGCATAGCCTGAGTGTACTCATAACTTGCATTCGCCCAGTCCGAATCACAAACGCTTATAATTTTAGGCATGAATTATTTTCATACATTGTTTTTGTCATTGAGAAATTGATAGCATCCCTGTATTGTCCCTGATGGAAATAGTGTTCTTTCCATACTCCTTCCTCTGTAAATCCTGCCGTCCGTAGATTGTTTACCTCGGCTTCATTGTGAGCGAAACAGTCGCCCGTAACCTTGTTTAAATTCAAATGATTGAAAGCATAATTAAACAGCAGTTTCATTGATTCTCTTGCATAGCCTCTTCGCCAAAAGTTAGGATGGATTCGCATAGTCCATTTGGCCCGTCTATGGACATTGTGAATGTCGAATAAGCCAATGAATCCAACCCTAACAGGACTATCTTCTGGAGGCGGTTTTAATATTGCCCAGATACAAAAATATTCAGCGTTATTAATATTCTTAAACCATTGCAATTGCTGTTCAATGTTTTTCGGTTCGTAAATAATCGTGTCGCAAATCTTTTTGTTTGAGCGCAATTCCAAAAGAAACTCCTGATCCGCTTCTGTTATTGGAATTAATTTTATTCGGTCGGTTGACATCACTGGTTTAAAAGTATTTCATTAATAGTATCTTTATTAAAAATTTCATTGTATAATTCATTAAGAGTATAAATAGGGTATTCATTTACCTTCACCCAATTAATAATATCGTCTGTGAAATTACCAATTCCCCTGCTTTTATTTCCAAGCCTGATTAATATTTCTGAATCAATATTCTGATATTTTTCTCTCGTTAAACAGTCCTTAATGTTTCGCATGAATTTTAAAGACGGAGAGTTAAAAACGTAATTCATAGGATGAAAGGAAATAACTTTTATCCCCGGAGTTGAAAAATGTTTTATCCAGTTATTGAAATTCAAATCCAATTCATTATATAAATGAGTGCCGTCCTCCCAAAAGACAGGGAAATTAATTAGCCCTGATTCATGGTGCAGCGGTCTTAAATACGGTTGCATGACTGTAATGTAATTGCTGTAATACTTAAAATCATAATCATTTTTCAGGATATGCGAAACATCCGTAACATCAAAGGCACGGTGATTCCTGAAACAACGGCTCTCCGGTGCAAACTCCATACACTTGCGGATTATTTCAGGATAGGTATTGCCGTGGTCGGAACCGGGTAAAAAGTTGGGATGGATACCCCGGTCAATTTTTCCGGCTTCAAACTGTTGATAAATTATAGGAGAGTGGTGTGTACAAAATAGAGTAGGTTTTATTTCTTTATTCAGCAGATGGAAAAACTTTTCAAGTACATACTCACTTGCCCAATCAACATCGGAGGTAAAGCAGAAAACAGGCTGCTCATCCCATCCATGTTTGCGGATTAATCTATCAATCCTTCTTTTGGTATTCATTGAGCAAATGTATTATTTCTTTGGGGATGCAGTCAAATAATTTATACCTCGTTGGATAAAATGGAGGTATTGGATTGTCAAACATTTTATGTCGGTTAAGGGAAATCCGGTTGGCTCCATCGGTGGCAAGTCCAGCAGGCGCACCGTTATTAAAATATTCTACAATTTTTAAATCAGGTTTAATTTCTTTGAGTGAATTTAACAACCATGTATCAACGGAACTCCACTTTTCAACCATTGGAAACTGCCGGGCTAATTCGGTTCGAATTCCCATATCGGAACCTATGCCAATACCGTAGGCATAATACATCAACATTTTCTTTTTCTTCACATGGTAGAAATGAATTTTATTGCAATAGATCCAGTCAGCCCCATCGTGGAACATATCTGCTGAATTCTCAATCCGGTTCGGCTCGCTGTAATTGTCGGCAGCTTGTAAAAGAATACCTATTGAATCCATGTGGCATTTCTTCGCCATCATTACCCATTTTTCAGCTAGGGAAATTCTTTTTTCGGAATAATAATATTTTAAATCACCGCATCCCGCACTTGTCAATCGGCTTAAATATTTGCAATAGAATTTCTCCCCCAATGGGTATTGCTCATCTTCCATTACAACCAGCTCCCATTTTACGCATGTCTTTTGATTACATAGGCTTTCCATTGCAAGCCATGCTATATTGGAGGCATAAACTGGTAAGCATACGCTAATCATAATAAAGCCCTCCTATTGTTATAATCCAGCATCTTGTTATACCACACTCTACCCTGCTGTTGGGCTTGGGTGTCAGTCCTTCGTTGTAAGTGCATGCTGTCGTTATTAAGACGGTAACTCCAAGTGCTTTCAGAATAGTAATGAAAAACATTTCCTTCGCCCTCATAAATCCTTAACCAGAAATCCCAATAGGAATAATTGCCAAGCTCCAAATATTTAAAAGGTGCATATTGTTTTAGCAGGTTTGTTTTTATTAGGGCTGCATCAGAAACAAAATTTCCTTTCAAATGTTTTTTGAACTCATACGGAAAAAAATATCGTGTTTTTCGGTGATTTATTTCCTCTTGGAATTCATCAAATGCAGAATAGCAGATTGATTTTTTATTAACAATACATTGTTCAATCTCTTTAATCATGCGGTCGTGATTCACATAATCGTTTGAACTCATAAAACAAAACCAATCCCCCTTTAAGTCATGGCTTTTAATTACTGAGTTGATTTGATAAAATGTACCTTGTGGTGATTTGCCAGGGTGATCCTTCACGTTACACAAATGAAGTTCTATTTCAGGAACGGTTTTTAAATATTGCAGGTTGGCATCAGTAGGAAGCGTACAGACAATAATTTGTTTGCGGACAGCCTTATTATTCAAATAGCTGTTTATCGTTTGTTTTAGCCATTCTTTTCGCTCGTTGAAAGTATTAATCAGAATTGTTACATAAGGCATTGCTATTTTAAATCTGCTATAAAAATCCAAGCTCTGCCGGTCAACTATTGATTTGAGGTAGGTTAAATTAATATCATCTTTCTTATATCCAAAGGACAAATTATGTCCACGACCTCCGCATAACCCCTCCCCATGCTTTATTCCCAACGATAATATTTTCTTAGGATTAAATGTTTTTCCTTTCAACTCCGTCCAAAGGTGAGTATCAACTCCGGTAGTTCCCTCTCTTGGAAATGTCAAGGTTAAATTATTTTTAATCAAAGTGTTCATCAGCGGAGGGTGGCGGGTATCCCAGTGCTGATATTTTCGTTCTTTGATGTGATAATAAATTTTGTTTTGAATCCCGAAAATATCCGGTCTGCCAGCCTTATCCCATTCGCTACACATTACTGAAAGGTAATCCTGAGAATACCAGTCATCATTTTCCATAATAGCAACGACATCAATATCGTCATTGACCTCAGAATATCCCAGCCTTATCCTATTGACTAAATCAAAAGACTGAGTAAGCGGTTTATAATTTACGTGAATAATCTGGTCCGGCTGCTTGGTCTGCATCCCAACCATGCGCGAACAATTCTTTAGGAATAACGGTCTATCACCTCTGTCGGGAATGATTACAGCTACTTTAATTTCTGACATACCTCATTTAAACTTTTTATTTTCTTAACAATTTTTCTTACTGTGGCTTCGTGGTAATTGAATTTATCTGCCGTCCATGTTGCCGCCTCCGCAATATTTTCTCCTCTGACAATTAGCGAATCGTAATAAAAATAAAGCTCGATATGATTAATTAATTTAGGGTAGGAATATCCCGAATGCAAAAGAACTCTGTGAATTTTCGACTGCTGTAATTCGTGTAATGTCATACGCTTACCCGGTCTTGTATTCGCATTACCCGGTCTTGACCTGAATTAATATCTTCAATGGTTGCTATTACCGGAGGGAGTTGCGCGAATTTCTCTCCAATGGCATCTGCTATCTGCTGTGGGAAGTCCGATGTGGAAGTTGCGGAGCGTGAAGCAAATCCCCCGTCCTGAAACTTCAAAGCCCCTCCCCAGTCATAGAATGATTTACCGCCCCCGGCAACATTGATGGCAGAGGCAGCAGCCTTTAGGAATGGATCATGTCCGGTGTTGATAATATACGCCTCGCCCTTTTTTCCATCTGCCTCACCTGTCTTATTTCCCATTGAGAATTTAACTCCATTTTGTGAGTGTGCACGTCCGGTAATCATTCCACCCCATGAAGGAATATTTCCACCTTCAAAAGCAATATTTCCATCGTTGAATTTTTGCAACTCCGGAGCTTTGGGATTGCCAACAATTAATTTTTTTGCTGAGGCAATGTTGGCCAAAATTACCGCGATCCCTGCGGCATATTGAATTGCATAATCAATAGGAGTTGCGCCCTTTGCAATTGCCGCCATCTGCGCTATTGCCTGCGCTGTGGATAGTCCTATGTTAAACAATGCAACGCCTTTAGCAAACTCTGCCGCTTCCTCCTCATTGCTTGCCATAATCTCACCGAGGGACGCATAGGCATTTAAAATATTTTTTGTAAGTTGAAATTCTTTTGCTGTAATACTGGCCCTGTCATCTGCCGACTTTTTCTGAATGGCAGTTAGATTGTTTTCATGTTGCAGCTTGAGTGTTTCCGTACTTTTCCCCTCAAGTATTAATTCGTTTTTCTTTCTTTCAAATTCAGCATTTTCAATTTCTATTTGCTTTGCTGTGGTGCTTTGCCCTGCCAGTTCTAATTGCACCAATTCAGCGGCTAACCTCTCCGCGTTATCCGTTGCAACTTTATCCCTGATAACTTTAAAATGTTCGTCCTTTGCCGCTATCTCATCCTGCCGAAATTTTTCGTTAATGTTCTTTGCTTCCTGACTGCCGGAGGTAACAAGAGCCAACTCAGCATCCCTCTGAGTTGCCAATGTTTGCAGGCGCAAAGTCAATTTTTGCTCATCGCCATCTTTGAGAGTGGCAATTTCCAACTGAATTCTCTCTGCCTCCGCTGCTACCTTCGCCTGAAATGCTTCGTGGTCTAAATCCGATTGGCGTTCCAACTCGGCTGCTATCCGGTTGAAGTCATCGTCAAATTGTTTCTGCTTTAATTCGGATAGCTTTTTGTTTTCCTCTTCCCTTTTTTTAGCTGCTTCTTCGTTTTGTTTGGCAATTTCTTTATTGTGTTTAATATTTTTTATTTCTAAAGAATTATTTTTTGCTACTTCTAAATCTATACTTGCGTCTGCGGTTCTTTCATTTAATTCTTTTGCTTTAGCCTGTAACTCCTCTAAACTTTTAATTGTTCCTTTGTCAAATTCTTCTTTTAATTTATTAAATTCCTCCTTTTGTTTTTTATTCAATTCAAATAAATCATTCCTGTAATCGTTGTTTATTTTTAAAAGGTCGGCAGAATGTTGAGACATTTGGTTCCTTTCAACGGCTAATTGAATATCCAAATCAGACCGCTTTTCAAATGCTGAATCCCGGACATCATTGAGCGCATCGTAATTCTTAATGGCTTTTTCCAGCTCCTCGTTATTTTTAGATACCTCTTTTGTTTCACTGGCAAACGCAACAGAGGAACCAGCAAGCAAAGCGATAAGAGTGGTTATTCCTGTAATAATGGCAATAATGGGATTACTATTCATAGCAGCGTTTAAACCCCGCTGCGCCAACTCTAAGGCCTTTGTAGCTATCGCCTGAGCTCCGGTGGCAATGGTGAGTAAAACAGTTTTTGATGCAAGGATACCCTCGGTGACTGCGCGGACAGATTGAACTATTTGAATCGCCTGCGTGACTTGTAGTAGTGCTTTTTCAGTATCTTTGTTTTCGCCTAAAATAATATTTAACGAGCTTATTCCAGCAATCGCCCCCCCGGTAAATTTCCCAAACGCCAACGTGGTTTCGAGGGCTGAATTCTTTGTACTTCGTCCGAAAGAATCCAGTACTCCTTGCGCCTGACCAATTTGAACCTTTAACCTCTTAATTTCTTCCTGCGCATCTTTAAATTCATCACTACCAATATCCATCGTTGCTGATGTTTTGGTCAGGTCTTCAATTTTTCGTTGAAGTGAAATAATAGTATTGGTATAATTACCTACGTTTCTGCGCGTATCTCCCGTTGCCGCCTCTAATTCCTTTAGTTGATTTGTTAATTTTAATTTGGTTTCGGTCAACTCTTTTCCTCTGTCACTATTTTCGCGCTCTGTTTCCGAGAGCTTTTTCCATTCATTAGTAACCAATGCCAACTGAGCCCGCATAAGCTCTACTGATCCAGCACTGGCATTTTCAATAATTATATTTTGCTTTAATATCTGATTTGCGTTATGAGTTTCAAGTCTGTTTTTTTCTTTTTCTTTGCGCTCCGCTTCAATTTCTTCCTTTGTTTTTTTTACGACCTCAGTATGTTTGTGCTGATGGGCTGTTCCCTCTGCCAGCTTCGCCTTCCAAAAATCATTGACAACAGTAATTTTATCAATCGCCCCCTTTGTTTCTTCAATTTGTTTTTTATAGTCAGACCAATTTTTTGAACTCTCCTGCATTTTGCTCATGTCGTGAAAATCTTCTTTCCATGACATGAGTAAATCTCCTGTTGCTTTTTGAATTTGCTTAAAAGACTTTTGTACTTCTCCTGCGGCACCAGCCCCAAGATTTTTTGCTGCAGATTCTAACTTTTTTATTTCCTCACCCAAAAACTGTGCGCCTTTGGCCATTATTTTAAATCCTTCGGAATCTTTATCGGTCGGCAAATTCTTGACCATCTCATTGAGCTGTTTTTTCAACTCACCGAGATTCTTAGCTGCTGCAACCTGATCTAATATTATCTGAAAAATTATTTTTTCATCCATAACTTACATTTTTATCAACTCACAACTGGTTGGCTTTCCCTGCACAAAATTATTTATTTTACTGATAAAAAAATACTGTTTAAAATAATCCAGATAAATAGGTATGAAGAAATCCAGTTCGGAAATGTCCATGCTGTCCAATAATAATTCCACAATAACCGCCTTGTATTTGTCAAGGAAAAAATTGAACTCATTATAATTATCTGTTATCAAAGAGTTGTCAAAGCCGAGGTTGAAAGTTTTTGAATCCAGTTGAAAATAACACAAAGGAACATCTGTTGTAATGGTGCTGTCACCCTCCCCGTCCACAAATTTAAGAGTGAAATTTTGCCTGTCAATAATTAAATTTCTGGGCTTAACGGAATTTTTTGGAATGCCTAACTCCAAATATTGAATAATCGGAACGTCCTTATCAATTAATCTCTTGACCATTTCCGTTGCAGAGAATGGCAGTTTAAACAATGTCTTTTCTTTCGGAAGCGAAGCATCTGCAACCAATATCTTTCCCTGCCCCAATGTTGAACCAACGCCCCTATCGGTGTCATTTGTCCATGCTAATATATTTTCCTGCGCATAGTCAGGATGAAATTTTATTGTCGGTGGTTTTGTTTTTTCGTTCAAATGTAATTTTGCTGACCAGTTGCGGGCAATGGGAATATTATCATAAATCTCTTTGAACTGCTTAAATTCAACTGTCTTGGTGAATGAATTGGTTTGAAAAATAATCCCGTGTTTCTGTGCAATGAATTTTATAAAATCTGCCTGCGACATATCCGGGACTGCATCGTAAAAGGAAAATAGTTTTGGCGTATATTGCAATCCGTAAACAGTTTCGCCACTAATTCCTTTCGTTGCAACCTGTGAGGTGGCAAAAGTAAATGGATTGAATTGTATTTTATCAAAAGAATAACCGACATAAGGGCTGGTATATGTAATTAAATTGTCCCATTCTACCGGAGTAATAGTAATTATCATATTACTCGTTGTAAGCGTATTCCCTAAGCCAGACAAGGCAATATAAAACTGAATAAAATTACCCCTTCGCTGTTGGGTTTGGGTGTGAAAAAATAATTTCGTTGCATTAATTGTAAAGCTGGAATTAACAGAACCGCTTGTGCCTACCAATGGAATATTATTTCCCACCGCAAAGAATCCTGATGACCATAAAGATTGAGCGTTAAAAGTTGCTGTACCTCCGGTTTTAACCCAATCAAACTGTACATCAATTTTATATTTGCCGTCATGCTTTATTTCGTAACCAGCTTTTGAAGTAAAGCCGGAAACAATAGATGGTAGATTCCATGCTAAATCCTGTTGAATTATATCTTCCGGCTCAATAATGCTAACCTGTGCCTGTGGGTAAACAACCGCATCAGTATTAGTAATTGTAACAGTAAGAGCCTTTTTTGTTTTGTCCCCAATATCAATTTTATCAACCGGAGTAACTGTTGATAAATAATTTGCATCCGCTAAAATGTTTCCGCTCTTATTAAATTCTGCTTCCTCCACAATTTTTGACACAAGCCAATGGTCAAATATTGTCGGGAATAAAGTTCGCGCATCAACTTGTGAAACTAAATTATCCATGTAGCCGCCATCGGAACTCCAATCTATTATCGGGTAAATATAACCCTCCGTTGCCGTCCGAGAGGCAATGACATTAGCCATATTCCAGAGGTGGTCTAATGCCGAAAAGTCAAGGTCAGAAAGTTTTTTATCTTTTATCTTCTCAAAGAAATCCAGATTCCCTCCGTAGCAAACAAACTCATAATCCTTTGTTGACTGAACCAAAATAGCGAAGCCATCAGAAATAAGTTCCTGTCCATCTTGAACCAGCCGGCAGGCGAATTTTGTATAAGGTAAATCGGTATCTGAATTTAAAGAATCTGCCGCCTCGACAATATCAATGTTGATCTGAGTTTTTGGGCCTTTGATAGTATTTGAGTAGGATCCGGATGGTCTTATGGCTTCGCTTATCTTATTGGCAGAGTAGGACATTGCCACTGTGCCACCGGGGTACAGTTGAAAGCGCCTGCCATTGAGATATAATTCGAGTGCCATTGTTTAAATCCATGAGGATAAATTGTAGTGGATTGGATTTTTCCTAAACCCTAACCATTTTGTAACCGAATTTTCGTGAGTGTAATAAATTACTTGCTGGTGAGATTTTGCGTTATACTTTTTAATTTTATGCTTTACTGTTTTCTCGCCCAAAATGATAACCGGGTTTTCTTTTGCCCACCTCCTACGGTCAATATCAATATCCACATACTTACCGTAGAAGTGTTTTTCAAAAATTAGCAGTAAGCGGATTTGCTTTATAAAAACTTTGAGTATTTTTTTTATCATATTATATATTTAATGTCTGCGATTTTTAGTAATGTTATTTCCCATTCTATTGTTCTATCCTGCAAACCCGTAATAAAAAAAGACACACGCTCATTGACATTTATTTCTAAAAAACAAGAATCTCCCTCCAACGAGCTTTCCAATTCTATTTGTCCATTTAAAGATGCTGTTTTTTTAATACCATTAGCAGCCTTCCAAAAACTCCCCACAACTAATCCGAACCATATTTCACCCCCCCCCCCCCCCCC